GCCCTCAAGAGTTTGTTGATGACTAACCGTACTGAGAAACCATTCGCACCTTACTTTGGTGCAAATCTGCAAGAAATACTTTTTGAACTTGCTGACCAAAACAGTTCGAGAGAAATACAGTTTGCAATCATAGAAAACATCAAGGCATTTGAACCAAGGATTAATCCTTCGAGTGTAAGAGTTTTCCCTGATGTCGACCCAGACAATAACACACTTAACATCACAATAATTTTTAACGTGGTGAACTCAAGCGAAACTATTGAATTCACAACAAGACTGAACAGGTTACGATAATGGCAACGACTATCAATTCTTCATCATTAGATTTTCAGGCGATTAAAAACAACCTGAAGACCTATCTAAAACAACAGTCAGAGTTTAAGGACTATGACTTCGAAGCGTCTGGTCTTTCTAACCTGTTAGACGTTCTTGCATATAACACGCACATGAATGGTCTAACCGCAAACTTTGCACTGAACGAGAGTTTCCTTAATACCGCACAATTGCGTTCATCGGTAGTTTCTCATGCAGAGACTTTAGGTTATATTCCATCTTCCAAGACTGCCGCACAAGCAACAATCAATATGTCATTTAATATTGGTATTGGCCAAGCAGACGTACCCGAGAAACTACAGATTGCATCTGGATATAAATTCACGGGTGATGTTGATGATGCAGCATACACATTCCAAACTCAGGAGTTGGTTGAAGCGGTCAATGATGGTAACAACTTCTTCCAGTTCCAGACACTAGAGGGAAGTACCAACATCCCTATTTACGAAGGTATTGCAAAGACCAAGACCTTCTATGCAGGTGAGGACGGTGAGTCGGTATTGTACATCATACCTGACCCTAACCTTGACCGTGCAACTGCGGTAGTTCGTATCTATGAAAGTGCGACCTCTTCGGATTTCACGACTTATGTGAATCTAGAGACCGCGACCAACATTACAACTACCACCCCCGCATATGTCCTGAAGGAAGCTCCGAACGGATTCTACGAACTGACCTTTGGTAATGGTTCAACACTCGGTGCAGTTCCTCAAGCAGGTTCTAAGATTACTGTCGAGTATCTTGCGGTAGATGGTGCGAATGCAAACGGTGCACGTACTTTCGAACCACTGAATACTGTGGAGATTACTGAACCTACAAGTGGTATCGGTCTACAGAGACTTCCTGTTGTTTCTACAACAAGTAGGTCTGCCGGTGGTGCTGACAAAGAAACACTAGATTCAATCCGAAGAAATGCACCGTTCCGATATGCATCTCAGAATCGAATGGTTACCCACGTAGATTACTCTAACCTAATCTTACGTAACTATGGTACCCTGATTCGTGATATCATTGCATGGGGTGGAGAGGACAATATCTCACCTGAGTTCGGTGTAACGTTCCTTTCGATTGAATTTAATGGAGATGTGACTGCTGCACTTCAGAGTCAGACCAAAGACAATATCCGACTTCTGGTCGACCAGTTATCAATCGCATCGTTTGATTTGAAGTTTACTGACCCAGTCAAAACGTTTGTTGAGACTAATGTATTCTTCCAGTATAACCCAGATTACACCAACTTGTCAATCAATGCATTGCAAGAACAAGTACGTAATGTGATGACCAACTACTTCTCCTCTAATACAGGTAAGTTCGGTCAGGCATTCCGTAGGTCTAACCTGTTGGCACTGGTGGATGACGTGAGTCCTGCAATCCTTTCGTCAAGAATGGATAATAAGATGCAACAAAGATTCACTCCTTCGGCTGGTGTTGAACAAAACTTCACGTTTAGTTATCCTGTTCCAATCTCTGTTCCGGATGATGTTGAAACTATCGTAGAATCATCTACATTTAAACTGACCGTGTCCGGTGTTCAATATCTGTCATGTAAAGTAATAAACTTACTCACTAGTACCAAACTTCAAATCATTGATGTGGGTAGTGGTGATGTTGTAGTTGACAATGTTGGTTCTTATGACCCGTCTGCGGGTACGATAAGTCTGGTTGGATTTAAGACTGACGAAGCAAAACTACTTAAATTAAGTTGTACACCCGCAAATGCAAGTGCAATCGTACCAGAGAGAGAATACATCCTTGACTACGATAACACTAGATTAAGTGCGAAAGGTATCCGTACTACGGCGAGTAACTAATGTCAATATTCGATAAAACATTAAAAGATACAAATAGACGGGATATTAACCTGAGAGAGCCTCAGGTTGATTCTCTGTTACCTTCGTATATTCAAACTGAATATCCTAAGTTTGTATCGTTCCTCAAGGACTACTTTGACTTTGAAGAACAAAATACTTCGACTACCAGATTCCTAAATAACATTTTCGAAACAAGAGATGTCACCCAAACAGATATTGATTTGTTGACATTCTTCGAAGATGAGTATCTGTTGGGTCAAAACTATTTCCAAGGGTTCACAGATAAAAGAACCGCAGTAAAATACTCAAGTTATCTGTATCGTGCAAAAGGTACTCGTTATAGTATACAACAGTTCTTCAAGACATTCTTTGATATTGAACCAGATGTTGTTTACACGAAACAATACATATTCACACTAAATGATTCAAAGATTGGTGCGGAATCTGCGCGATATCTAACAGATAACAAATTATATCAGACCTATGCACTACAGATTAGGTCAGAACTTTCGGTTGCACAGTGGCGTGATGCATACAAACTATTGGTACATCCTGCGGGAATGTATCTTGGTGGTCTTACTCAGATTGTTGGTACTGCGTCATTAGACCAACTACAGTATGACCCAGGCGAAGCCATCAAACCACCAATTGTATTGGAAGGTATTGGAGGACTTACTCCACTTGGTTTCGCACAAAATACTGCACTGTTCGACTTTGGTATCAGAGATGCGGATGATGATATAGTGAAATACAGAACAAACATGGGTAGTTCAGGTGACTACCCAAGTCCAGGCGGTAACGATATCAATGACGTAGGTGACTTGACAATCGATAACCTCGATAGACTATACTCAAGTATGGCAGAGTATCTAACTCCAGACTCACCGACACTTGATGAAGACAGTGATGGAACAACTCAGTATGCAGGTTTCGATATCTCAAGTACAGAGACAATCGACCAAGAGATATTCACGTGGAACCCAACGGTTTCTCGTGTAGACTCTGATAACCTTGCGTTCCAGACTCCGGTTGGTGATTCAGATGGAGAAATTTCTCTCCGTGAAGTAATAGATGGTAATTATTAGTATAAATAGATGTAATAATCTTTAGGTAAAAAGAGAATGACTAGACAAGTATTAAACAGAGGCACAATCGCGAACGATGGTACGGGTGATACACTTCGTACTGCATCGTTGAAGATTGAACAGAACTTCCAAGAGTTGTATGATAAACTTGGGGATGGTTCTGCACTAATGCCATTAATCGATTTCGATTCCGCTGCTGTTGTATTCGGTACTACCGCAAACAACTTCAAGAGTCGAGTTCGAGTAGACACATTGTCTGCTAATCGTAGTGTGCGTATTCCTAACTATGGCGGAAGTCTGGTTATGGATTCTGCAACTCAGACCTTGTCTAATAAGACTTTGTTGAGTCCAGTCATTACTACACCTCAGATTAATGACACAAGTTCTGACCACCAATATATTGTTGCGGTTAATGAACTGAGTGCAGATAGAACAATCACCCTTCCGTTATTGGGTGCGTCTGATACATTCGTATTCAATAGTCACACTGCAACATTATCTAATAAGACTCTTCTGAGTCCTACTATCAACAATCCGATTATTGGTTCTCAGATTTTGGATAGTGCGGGTAACGAATTAATTCAGTTCCAAGATTCTGGTTCTGCGGTTAACTTCATTCGAGTTGCGAATGCGACTACCGGACTACCTGCCGTGGTTCAGGCTGCGGGTGAAGCAAACTCTTCCTTATCTTTGAAAGGTACAGGAAATGGTGGTATTAAATTAGACTCTAAAATGATTCTGAAAACTCAGGGTCTTAATAGTGCAGGAACAATAAACTCAAACAATCCGATAACATTATTTAATAATGCATCTACTGCAAGTCATACATTGGCTAGTGGTACCACAGGTCAGAATGGTGAGATAAAACATCTCGTCAATAAAGGTGCGGGAACACAGACAGTAAATGAAACGTCAAACAACGTTGCGGCATATGCAAGTTTCACTATGCCTCAAAACTCTGCAATTACGTTGGCGTGGTTTTCCTCTCAGTGGTTCGTTATAAATAATCTCGGTGCAACATTAAACGCGTAGGACATATAAATGCCAGTAATTACCGATCAATTTAAAAAGCAGGTTCTAGACGACCTACTCACTGACTTCAGAGATTCTGATAACAGTGTACGATATTATGCAGCAATTGGTAGATCCGAAGATTGGAATGATTCTGATGTTCCTACTGTTCCTACCAATGACCTTGCGTCAGCCAGAGAATCTCGAGGTTCGTTACAGTCAATTAAATTGATTGAAGACGCATCTTATGTTATTCCTCGTAG